GGTCGCTCCCTCTTTTTTCTTTAATCTCCGGTTGTCAAGCCTGACCCCTATTCCTGACCCCTATTCCTGACCCCTATTCCTGACCCCTATTCCTGACCCCTATTCCTGACCCCTATTTCCCTATTCTATAACGTGTTGTTACTGATCTGGCAGTACCAGATTGCGGAAATACGAGAGCATATCATTGAATCCCCGACCGCCGGGGTCCAGTCCACCCCACCGTTACCCCTCAACGATGTACCAGTAAAATCGACCGTGGTATTGGTATCCCCAAACCCGACTGTTATTTGCTGCCCGTTTTGCCCCCCAGTGAATGCACTAATGACGGTGGGCGCAGTATTCGCCGTGACAAAAGCATTTGCCGTGGACACGTCAGGGGACGTTGCGCCGTCGACAAAACTTCCAGAGTAATAATGAAATCTGTTATTCATTTTGATTTCGCTGTAAACATAGGCCCCCGGACTCATATAGTCCTTTGTTGACCCAATATTGCCCATGGACGCGGAGCTGGAATCTACGGCTATAAAATTACTAGTGATGTTCCCGGTCCCACCGTTTCCTGAAAAAGTATTGTTGGATCCTCCGGTAGAATAAAATCCGTATTTTTGCGTTTTTGTGCCTTGAGTATCAAATGCCAGGTTTCCGGTAAAAGATGAATAGCTACAGCCTGAGGACAGAATGCCATATCGGTCAGAATTAATTTGACCATTATTCACCGACACGTTTCCAGATACAGTTCCATATTGCAACAATGCGAAACGAATTCCATCATCTCCGTTGCCTTCTGATATATTCCCGACAACTGTAACGTAGTTCGCTTTTTCTATGAAAATGCCGGTAGATAAAGCCCCAGACGTGTGATTATTAGAAACTACGGTATTTGCGTCAAATTGCGTTGACAAATCTCCTACATAAATACCGTGCTGGCCTCCGGTTGTTCGATTGTTTACTATTCTTCCGTTATAGCTTCCTTGTTCAAGCTGGATAAGATGTTCTATTGTCGTTGGTCCGGAGCAGATATTACCATCAATAATAACGTCATGTGCACCGTCATCAAACTCAATAGCTCCGGCATAGCCGTTTCCACCAGCATCAAGCAAAATTGTATTTCCCCGCACAAGAATATTATAGACGGGGTGGCTTACTGTGCTCGGTGCATTAATTGCGTTTCGGTTTGTATAATTAATAATATTTTTCTCAATGATTATGTCGTGGCCCGCAATCTGGATTGCCGAACCACTCATCTCAGATATTACGCATCCGGAAACTTCACTATTAAAAGAGCTATCTCCAAAGCTTATGCCTGTGACTGTGCTGGTTTGATTGGCGCGATTACCGTCTATTCTCAGATCGTGGATTCTGATGCCCGACTTTACACTTGCACCGGTACTCAGAATCACCCCTAAAGGCAGTCCCGGTTTAGCTAGGAGTGTGCTTCCTGACCCTGATAACGTCGTATCCGACGACATAATTAATGGACCGGTCAGGTATGTCCGGGGCGTAGGAATAATGGTTTTCCCAGCCGCAGCAGTAAAGGTCTCTTGCAAAGCGAGAGTGTCATCAGTGACCCCATCCCCAATAGCCCCGAAGGTTACGGGGTCGAGAATGGCCACGGTTGAGAACACCCACGCCCCCGACCCATCCCCACCCGTCGGCACGATGATTGCCCCGCCATCATCCGGCTCTACTCCGGTTACAGCCGTGTAATAACCGACCGCCTTACCACTCACCCAATGCCTGACAGGTCCCCCACCGCCATCACCCGCAGCATAGTAGCCGAGCACCTGCACAGCCGACCGCCCTGGTGAGCCAGTGATCAGCCGCAGGTCGGCGATGGTGTCGACGCGATGGACGATGTTCGTCCCCTGAATCACCCCATCCGAATCATACTGAGGGAGAGCGTCAGCGACAGGGGTTTTGCTGATGGCGTATCCGGACAGGTCCGCGGCGACATCAAATGCCACCGGCACTCCGGCGAGGTCAAAACCCAGCGCTTTATTTGCCCTGGTAGTCGCGTCAGGGATAGCCGGGGAAGTCGTATCTCCAACGGGAAACTTCAGGGACCGCGATACTCGATCTTCATGGTCGGCCAATTCGGCGTCGTTGCTGTCAATTTGGCTCTGGAGACCGGCGTCGACCGCTGCTCTTGTTCCCGGTTCAGCGTCCCACGTCTCAGCGTTGAGACCGACCGCTTCAAGAGCATCCCCCTCGGTGTTCCACCGAACCCCCATGCCGGATGAAGGGAGCGGCATCGTGACGCTGACCCCGGTGCCCGGGGGCGTAAGCCGAAGGTGAAGGTTCGCGTCCCGGTTTTGTTCCTGCTTGATTGCCATCCCGTAATCAAGGGCGTCCTCATACGTTTCCGGAAAGAAATCGCCCTGGTTGCGGAGGTCGATGCTCTGAATGGCGGGAGTGTTTCGTTCCACATAGAGCGTTTCGCCGGTCAGGAGCGCAGCCACCAGATTAAGTGTCCCGCCCTGATAGCCGTTGGCGCCGGTCAGAGTGTAGTCGGTTCCTTCGGACAAAGGGACTTCGACCCCGGCCACAGTCTTGACCGCGGTGATATGGCCGTTGGCGAAAAAGCGCCAGGTCCAGGTGAAGGGTCCGGTGGTTCCCGCCCCGATAAACGTCTTGCTGCACTCTGCCGTCTGGAGCGTCATCGTCTTCCTCCTGTAAATGATTGCTGATTCTACACGAAGCTGCCTGTTTTCTTCAATTTTTTCTCGGCTTGCCGAAGAGCAGGGACAGTGCGTTGCCGCGGCCTTCCTTGATCTCGATAATGCCCTGGGCCGTGCGCTGAATCTGCAGGGCAGGATAATGGAAAAGAATCCCGCCGACAGCGTTGAGGCTCTTGACCAGCCCCCCGTCGAGTTCGCCTTGGGCAAGCTCTTTGGCCAGCTTGCTGGCGTCGCTGTAGAACCTTGCGCCTGCCGGTCCCTGATACCCCGCAAACCCGGCCAGAACGCTGCCGAACTCTCGAGCACCGATGAATCCGCCGAGGAGGTATCCAAGGCTCTCCCCGGCGAAGTCCTTGGCAATTTCTCCGAAATCCTTGTCGTCATCGTCCCCGCCGATGGCGAAATTGATTGCCGCCTTCAGCGCCATGGTCAGGACCACCGGCACGACGTAGAGCATCAGCATGTCGACAATGAACCTGCCAACTTCAAGGGGATTTTTAAAATCCGTCCTCGCTTTACTCTCTGCCGCCAGGTTGTAGGTAGTCGAAAAGTAGGAGTAAAAGGTGGTGAACATTTTCTGATATGCCCCGCCCTTCTGAATCCGGGCCAAATCCTTCATCTGTCCCGAGGCTTGAGAATCAATCACCGCCTGGTCGGCCTCGAGAACGGCAGACTTCTCGTCTCCATGTTCGGCCATACTCTTTTCATACTGCCCCAGCCAGGTCGGGATATCGACGACGCGCTGCATTTGCTGGATGAAGTAGAAATAGGACTCCTTGACCGCATGCGGGACCAACCCGACATCCAGTTGATTCCTGATCTCGTTGATCTCACGGTTCTGCGTCAGGCCGCGAGTCTTCATGAAGGAAGACTGTTCGTAAATCCAATCCGCCGTCTTCCCCATCATCTCCGGGGTGCCGATGGCGCGACTGATTCCCTTGGCGACAGGCTTCCAGCCGATCCTTACGATGGATTGCGTCAGGCCCATGGGCTGCATCATGGCGGTCACCAGGTTGTAACCGAGGCTGGCCGTCGAAATGCCGATACGGGTGTAGTTCATGAACCGCTCGAAAGCGTTCTGCGCCGGGATGTCCCCGATGGCAATGTCCCTGAGTCCTTCAGTCATGACCTTGTAGATCTCGATGCCGTAGTGGTCGACAACGGCCTTCTGCATGGCGCTGGTCCCCATGATTCGGCTCACGTCATAAAGCACTTCGTGATGTGTCAGGTCGTGAATGACCTGGTTGACGTGGTTGAAGACAACATCGATGGACAGGTTCAGAGGACGGTCGAGGGCTTCCAGCCGCGCTTCAGTATGCCCGTGCCGCGTGGTGGCCCGTGAAAAAGCCCCGCCCATAATCTGCTGCAAGATCTCCTGTTGCTGCTGCGCTCCGGCCTTCGGCGTTTCGACGGCATCGTAGGAAATGGGAAAATACCCCCCAGCCTTGATTCCGAACTTGGTCACCCAGGGTGTCGGCTCGACCCGCTGCGGAGCCACCCCGTTGACCCGCTTTTCCTTGGCCTTGATCTCGCTCCAGTAGCTGCCGATGAAATCCCAAACGCTCTGGACAAACTGCACGTCCCGCTCGTCGAGGGTATCGATGATGGCCGCTACCTGCTCCGGGGTGAACATCGACCCCAGGCGCTGCCGGTTGCCGTCGTTGCCCATATTGAGAGCCACCATCAGCCGGCCCCACTTCGACAGGCTGTCTCCGAGGGCCGGGATGTGCTCCCGCTTGCTCATTTGGGCGCGTTCCCGGACGGAATAGACGGTGAAAATCTCCTGAAAGGCTTCCGCCGCCGCCGCCCTCATGGCTGCTTCTTTGTCGGCGGCTTCATTTAAGGGTCTCATGTAGAGGTTCCACATCGCCCCGCCGTCCTGACCGCCGTCCATCTGCCGGGCCAGGGACGAGAGTTTGCGGTGGCTGGCAAAATAATTGTCCATGCCGTTGCCGAACTCATCTTGCGTCAATCTCTTTTCGATGTGCCGCTTTTTCTTGCCCTTGGAATGCTCGGCTATCGACTCGGCGCCCATGTCTACCAGGTCGGCGATGTCCTGCTTCTCTTGCTCTTTTTGAATCTTGCCGTCGACGCGGGAGAGGTGAACGATAATATCGACCGTCTCGGCCACGTCATGAAGTGACTGGACCGTCAGGGTTTTGTAGTTGATCCGGCTGGCTTCCTCCAGGATTCCCGGAGCAATCGGGGGAGGGAACCCGTTGGCTTCCGTCTTGCGCTTCACCCATGCCTTGAGCGATTCCCGGGCGTCGAGCTCCTTGTAGGTGACCTTGGCGAACTCGTATTGGTCGAGAAGCCCGTTGACCTGTTCGAGATAATCCTGACCGGCCTTGCCGATTCGCGCCTGGCTCTTGCCTTCCCCGAGCTTCCTCATGCGCTTGGCGATGGATTCGGCTTCTTCTCTGGCCTTGGTCGCTTCCCGGTACAAATAATGGTTGAGAAGCTGCCTGGTCTTGGCCTGAGCCGCCTCCTCGTACTTCCCTTGCCCGTTGAGTGCAAATGCCTCCTTGGCTGCTTTCTGTTCGCCCTGAGCGAATTTCCCGGGTAGGATTTCCTGCACTTTCATCTTGGAAATAAAGAGCACGGCGGCACTCTTGAAACTGGCAATGGGAGGGACGAGATCCTTGGCGACATTTCTGGCGGCGATCTGCAGCTTTTTGTTGCTGCGAATCTCTTCCTTGAGGGCGTCGATCTCTTCTTTGCCTGCAGCCTTGGCTTCGGCAACTTTCAGTTTGGCTTCGGCATCCATCCACCGTCGCTCATACCTGCGCTCGGCTTTTTCGTCTTGAAGATCTTCCTTGCCCTGTTTCTTCTCGGCGTCGGTGAACGGCTTGACCTCTCGCCGCTTCTTGTTGATGGCCTTGAGCTCTTCCCGAAGAAGAGTCGCCTCGTAATCGTTGTGGACGGCAGAGAGGGCTTCCTGGGCAATCTTCATCGGGTCCATGTGCCCGTGCTGCTCCTCCATCCGCCTGTCGGTCTCCTCCTTGACCCATGCCTTCATCTTCGGCTCGGAGAGCAGTCTTTCCACCATCTCGTCGACGGAAGAAAACCCGAACTGCTCGGACGCCAATTGCGGGTCGATACCCCCCTTGTTGACGTAGACGTTCCCGAGTTTCTTCCGCAAAAGCTTCATTTTTTTCGGGTCGATTTGTTCCTTGAGCATGACCCCAGAGAGCCGCGACTGCCCCCCCTCGTAGGGCGAACCGTCGAAGAGTTCTCCGTTGTAGATCAGGTGCAGCAGTTGGTAGACGGGATTGTCCTGCGCCTCCTTCTCGATTTGTTCCTGCATGGCGTCCCGGGCGTCCTTCCACCACTGTTGCTGTTCCCGGAGGAAATCGCGCATCTTAGCCACGTCCAGACGGCTGGCAGCGTCGGCCTGCGCCTGCTCGGCAAGTTTTTGATAGGCGGCAAAGACGGTCGGCGTCATCCCGGCGTCCGCGGCGGTCGCGTAAAGAGGCTTTGCGTTCTGCTTTGCCTGGGCAATCTCTTCGTCGGTGGCCAGCAGCCGGTCGAAAACGTCCCGGACTTCCGGGGTCAGCTCGACATTGAGTTCCTTGAGCGTCCTGTAAACCGCCTTGAACCAGACGGAGATTCGGGCGAAGACGGCCCTGAGCTTTTCGGACGGCGCCTTGCCTTCCCAGTGGTAGGCCTCATAGCCCCGAGCGATCTGTTCAAGTTGCTCGACGGACAACGAAGCGCGGTCCTTGGCACCCACCCACTTCAGCAGGGTGGCGTAGTCGGCCTTGAGAGCATCAGGAGCACCCTCGTCCTGAGCAAGGTCGCCCAAAATCTCCATGTAGTAGTGCCCGAGCTCATGGATAAAGGTCGACGGGTTGGCGTCTTTGAGCAGGCCGATTTCGAATCCTTCCAGCGAGCCGCCGAAGCGGATGTATCCGCGATTGCCCTTGGGCCCCTGTTCCAATTCTCTTGCCTGGATAATTTCGTCGTTGACCGCTTCGATGGTGACAACGCTGTCGTCGAATATGACGTAGTTGAAAGTTTGGTCTTCTTCTTTATCCCGACTGGTTCCGTCCGCAAACATGATCCCCTTGATGCCAAGGGAGTCGAGATAACGTGAGGCGGCTTCAGGTCCGCCTTTGGCGACGGACAACTGCTCGTATATCCCCCGGCCTTCCTGCTGGTCGGAGAAGCCAACGCCGCCAACATACTCCTCAAAAGACTCAGGGTCGTTCTCGTGCAGGTAGTCGAAGAAGCTCTTGATGTCATCAAGCTTCTCCTGTTCGCTGGTGTTCTCGTCCCACTCTTCATCAATGGTGTTGTTGCGATCAATGGTGGTAGCGATCTCCAGTAGGCTTTCGGGCGACATGCCGCCGTTGAAGGTAGCGTTGAGCCACTTCTGATATCCCTCACCCTCAAGACCCACCAAAGCCGCCTGCACCTTTTCGCTTTGGGCCGAGAGCGGCTTATCCCACTGGAGCATCACGTCGTCTTCTGGAATGTCGACCTGGTAGACATTGCCGGGATCGGTCAGGCGCAGGCTGACCTTCATGATGCCGCTTTCTATTCGGGACTTGATCCTCTTTCCGTATGCGACATGCCCCGTATCTTCTCCCTCGTAAACATCGAGGTACTCGTCAATAACCCTGAGAATTTCCTTCTTTGCGGCCTCTTCGCCGCCCTCTTCAAATGCCCTTCGGATTGTGTTTTCCTCGATGAAGATGCTCTCCATCAGAGTAGCCCTCGGAATGGCGTCGTTGCCGTCTATGTTGAACCGAGGGGAATAGTCGAGAGGTGCCTGATCTTTGTAAAACTTGAGCGTCCCGATACTGAACTCTTTGATCTCCCGGGGAGTGAGATTGTCACGGTAGAACTCCGCAACTTCCTTCTTGCCGGCAAAATAAAGTCCCCATCCGAAGGCCTGCACCCCTTCCCCGGTTCCCATTGCGGCCAGGCTGAACTTGTCGAATTTGTGAGGGGTGCCGTGATAGACCGGCTGAAAAAGGATGTTCGGGTCGTTCTCACCATATGTGCCGGAGTTGGAAACGGAATACTTAACAACCTCATTCCCAGCGACAACCCCGTCATACCCTTTCGACCGAATGAAGTCACCTGGATCAGACCATTTTTTATTAAACTCCCGAATGTTTTTTTCGCCACTTTCTTTGAGCATCCAATCATTGAGTGCAGCAGGAGCCCCCCCCGCCACGTTGTACAGTACCAACGGATTGACAGGCCAGCCATCGGCAATGGAAATTTCAATAACCTTGCCGTATTTTTTGGCAAAGGATTTATCGGGGGAGGAATACAAACCTTTCCCCATTGAATAAATTCCACTGCCAGAAGAACCGTCTTCTTGCAACCCTTCGGCGACTCCACGATATAATTTTTTTGGCGGTTTCACTTTGTAAGCGATGGATTGAAAAAGAGTCCTCGCATCTGCCCCGAACTGCTGCCGGATAAAGTCCTCAATGCTGTTGTCGATGCCCGTTACGACGCCTTCGGCAAAGGCATAAGCCTGGGACTCCAGCCCGTTGGTGCGGGTGATCTTGTCGAGTGCCCGATAGGCATCATTTCGATTCTCTTTGAGCCACTGAACGGCTTCCTTGCGCCGGAGAAAGATTCCGTCCGGGGTAACGAACCCTGTCCCGTTGGTCAGCCCTTCGGGAAGTGTTGTCTTCATCGTGGTGCTGGCATCGTAGTGGGTGGCGCCGATGCCTGAAACCTTGGTCACGCCATCGGTGACGGTCGCCGTGAGCAGCATTCCCTCTTCCTGGGTTTTCCTGACGGAGAAGGTTTCGTGCCCTTCGGCGGACCCTCCTTGAAAAAGAGTTCGATCCTTTTCTTTTTTCGGCAGGCGATACATCGTGTCGGAGATTGCAAAGTCTTTATTTTTGCCCTTGTTCTCGACAAAACCAAACCGCTTATTGAAGGAGACGACCCTGCTTTTTGTCCCCCCGAAATCGGAAGAGGGAGTCAACGTGATAACTTGACCTGTTGCGTCGGCATATTCCGTGAGTGTGGCCATCACGACAGACCCGTTCCCCTGACCTTGTTGCTCTTTAGGAAACTGGATCCGGTTGACGGAAATCTTGCCCTTGCTCTCGAACACGGCCAGGTTCATGTCTGGGAATTTTTGCTTTAAATCGGCAAGGATCTTGGACAACTCAACCGGCTCGATCACCTTCACCTTGATTGAGCCCCCCGGCTTGCCGACATTCAGGCGATAATCGACACGACCATCGGGGAATTCATCGTCAATTTCCAGGAGAGAGGGGTTGACCTGAATACTCACGGCAGTGTCTCCGTACCCAGTATCCGGCTCTTTTCGCGTCGTAACATAAACGTCAGGCTCCGCGGTGGCTTTCAGCGTACCGCTCTCTCTGATTTTCGCCGCCTTTTCTTTGCTGGTATGGTGATAAACCGTAACCGTGCCATCTGCATTTAGGGGGAGTCCTGTTTTGTCATCGACTCCGCCCTGGTCCAGCCGGGAAGGAATCTGCGCTCCATGCAGAGTAAAATAATCGTCCATCGTCACCGGGCGGGTCTCTTCCGGGTCGGCCTCGGCTTCCTTGTTCGTCACTCCGGCAATCCCGCCGACGATCTCGATGCTGTCGAAGAAGTCGCCCGTCTTGACCACCCCGTCCTTGAGCGTAACGTCCCCACCTTCGACCTTGACGACGGTAAAATCATCCAGCTTGTCGTCAATCATGGCGGTGAACTCGTCGCCTTCCTGAAGGTCCCCCGCCGTCACGCCGGTCATGAACTTTGACTGAAGAGCCTTGTTGCTTTCCGCCCAATCGCCAGCAATTACCTGTTGGTTCTCGGTCAACTGCTTCCCCTTGGCGATGTTTTTCAGCGTCGCCACGACATCCGCCGCGGGGTAGCCGGCATCCAGATACCACCTGTGGGCGAAGGTATTGGCCGAAATGGTCGCTTTTTTCTTGTGACCGTCGATGACAAGGGCTTCGGCGTTTGTCGCGTTGGTCTCAATGTCCGCCGCGTCGATTGCCGCCATGTCCCGGAACTGCTGTTCCCGGGGGGAAACCTTGGCCGCGGGGTTTTCACGACGGGCATTTTCCGCCTTCACCCATGCGGTGCCCTCGGCAAAAACATTCGCGTAAGTTTTGCCGGCAAAGGGTCCGCTCGGAATCTGCACGTCCCCACCGTTGGTGACCCTGACAGGGAAACGATTCAACAGGTCCTTGTAGTCGTAGCCGTGCTGCGCCGCCAGGGTCGACAGGGCGGTGGCTCGGACTTCGGCGTGGTCCCGGGCCTCTTGTGGAGGGCGTCCCACGGCCAGCAGTTGCTCGTAGGTGTCTTCGTGAATCCGCTGATAGGCTTCATACTGCCCCGGCTTCTCGGCGGCAATCTTTTCAAAGTCTGCAATCTGCTTCTGCAGTTCTCCCGCGTCTTCTCCCGCGGCCAGCTTCGCCTTTTCTTCTTCGATGACTGCCGCCCGTTGTTCGGGAGTCATCTGGCGAAACGCCTGGTTGACTTCCGTCTCTTCAACGGGAGCGGTGTCTTCCTGCGCCAGGTCGAGAATCTGGCTCTGCATGATCTCCGTCTGAGAATCTAAGTCTTCGGCCTCCCGAGCGGAAAGGCTACCAAAATGAGTCTTAGCGTTCCGTGCAAGCTCTGCGTAGTAAGGAGCATCTGCAAGTTTAGCGAACTCCTCCAGAGGGATAGCGATATCGCCGCCGGTAGCGACAGCCTCATCATACCGAGATGGATTTGAGAGAATCTGAATTGCAGCTTCTTCCGGAGACATACCTTGTGCCTGAAAGAGTTCATTGAAATGCTCCACCGGGATATAGATGTCTTGGACGGCGCCGTCTTTTTTGATCTCCTGAATCAATGCCTGGACCTTTTCCGGCATTCTTTTAAACGTCTTGGTCCCCCTGACGCTATCCCCTAACGCGAGAAGAAACCCTTCCTGATCTTTGGCGGTGGCTCTTTTGAGTTGAGCGTCATAGAGCGCACCGGATGCCCGGGAGACGCCGCCCATGGTGCCACCCTGGATAGGCCCTGCAAAAGCCGTCACAATGGCCGTGTCGACCAACTGCTGGACGACCTGCTCCATGGTCATGTCCGGGTTCACCGTGACCTTGGAAACGCCCAGGTTATAAAGGGCGTTGACTTCCTCCCCGGCCAGGTCCCCGAGTAAGAATTTGACCGCCTTTTTGATGATCGGCCCCTTCCCTCCGTAGAGGGCATCCATCCCGAGCTTTTCGGTTAAACCCTCCATGGCCTTGTTGCTGCCGGAAAGAGCAATGGCCATGGGGATTGAGGTTCCGGAGTCGACCATGTCCTGGTAGCCGCCGCCAGCGAACAGGGCGAAGGCGCCGAGGGCGGCATTCTCCCCGGCCAGGCCGAACGGAGCGGCAAGGAGGGAGGTGCCGATACTCCCGCCGACCATCTGGCCGTAGGACTCCGGGGACCCGGGTTTGTATTCCTTCTGCCGCATTTTCACATTGCGGTCCCAATATGAAGCGCTGTATCTCAGTGCGTCGGCAACCTGTTTTCTCTGTCCGAGCGGATCGGCAAAGGGTCGCAGACTCCACTCGACGAAATCACCCAACCAGACGCCAGGCTCGGCCAGTCCGCCGGCCACCATGTCAGGCGACGACTTGAGGGCATCCATAAACGCTCCGGATACGGACCGGACCCGTCCTTGATCCTGCTCAGTGTTGAAACGCAAGGTCGACTTAGCCCCGGGAGCATTCGGACCCGCCTTGGCCAGGGCTTCGAGATCTACCAGGGCTTCGATGTCGTCGTGGGCAATGTTGGCGTTTTCCTGCTGGGATATCCAATTGGCGGTCAGGGGGGCTTTGGTCGGAAGGTCGGTGACGCCCTTCGAGGAAAGGAAGTTCTGCAGTTCGGCAAGCTGTTTTGTTTCGTCGTCCATCAGGGCCGCGGGAATCCCGGTGGTTTTCTGAAGCTTCTGCTTTTGCGCTTCCACATCGGGGTTCGTCTCGAAGGCCAGCGTCAGACCGTTGGCGTAAGCGGAAGACTTCTCTTTGCCGGTAGCAAGTTCCGCCTGAAGGAGATTGTCGAGATCTTTCAATGCCATTTATTGCTCCGTCTGCAGGAGTGCGTTGCGAAGGACTTCGAGCTCTGCCGGCGCGAGGGTCTTCCCCTGATTGGACGGGAGCATTTCCCACCGCGCCTTGATGTAGTTGGCCTGGGTTTCCTTCGACCACTTCGACGGGTCGTTCCCTTTGGAATACTTGTCCGCCAGGTCGGTTCCCACCAGGTAGAAAGGTTGACCGTTGTCGAAGACCTTGGCCCACCCCTTGTCTGTCCGAACGTTCTGGATGGCCTTGAGCGTTGCCGCCTTGAGACTCATTCCCTTCCCCGGGCCGCTGGCCTGTTGAGACGTGACCATGATCCGCTGGACTTCCCCCTGGAGAACGGCCAGCTTCGCCTTGTCTTCGGGTTTGGGCTTATCGATGTTCGGGACGAGATCCTTGTAGGCGTCGCTCTGCCCGAGGGTGTGAAGCAGATCCTTGAGGTCGGAATCGACGACCTTGGCGGTGTTGAGGTCGGTATTCACCCGGTCGACGAACTGCATGGCGTTGTCGGTGAACTCTCCGAGGTCCCCCACCTTCGTTCCGAGTTGTTCCGGGGTGAGAGTTCCGTAGCCGCCGGAGAGATATTCGTTCTGGAAGGAAAGCAACTTGCCGAGTTGTTCAAGCTTTTGGGCATATTTCTTGTCGGCATCAATCCCGGATTTGCCCTCGTTGATTCCGAACTTCGACTCAGCCCAATTCTGCAGGCTCTCCCGGGTTCGGTTGTCGATGTTCGGTTCCAGGTTAATCGCCTTGATCGTTGCGTCGTAGGTGGCGCCTTCCTTGCGCCCGATGCCGAAGATCTTGTTCGAGGCACTTTCTTCTTTGAGCCGATTTGCCTGCTGATGCTCTGCGGCAATCTCTTCGACCCGGGCCAGAGCCACCGCCTTTTCGGCTTCTCCTCCCTTGCCGGCGGCGACCTCTTCACGCATGGCGGCGATATCGACAGAGACGTTGACATCGGTCGGTTTGTGCTTCTCCCAAATCGCGGCGGCAGTCTCTTTTCCCTCGACCCTGATCTTCAGCGTGGAGATCGTCTTGCCGATAGCCAGGGCCTCGGCAGGGTCGGTAATGGTGTCGCCGTGTTCCTCGTAATAAGCGATGGCGCCCTTGTCGTCGTCGGAGGAAACCTTGCTGATGATGATGTTGCTGTGGAGTTTGGACATTTTGGAGGAAAGGAGGTCTTTGGCGTATTGGGATTCGGGGCTGAATCCTTCGATCATGGCTTGAACCTGAGTGGCTTCTTCGACCTTGGTCAAGGCGTTGGCGTAAAGTTCCGGGTCGACGCCTGCCGTGGTGCCGAGCTTGATGGCGTTTGTTGTGGCCAAATCGGTTGCCGCATTGGCGTTGCCGATCTTGACGATTTGACCCTGCTTCCATTCGTGGTTGACCACGGCACTGGTGACCGAAGCCCGATCCCGGTCGGCGTACTGAGTGAACAGGGCTTTTTGCCGGTCGTTTCCGAGGGTCCACAGTTGATTGTCGAGATAGTTCTTGTGCCATTCTTCGGCCTTGGCGTCGAGAGTAATCCCGTCCACCGGGTTGACTGCGGCCTCACCGACTGTGTGCAGCAGACCGGGGATTTCCCCCTGTTCGTCCTTGCTGCCGTAGAGGAACTTGACCTTGGCATCCTCATAGTCGGCCTGAGCTTTCGATAGCCGGGAAGCGTCCTGTTCGGCAACTTCCCTGGTGGCAATCTGGCTGATGGTATTGGACGCCTGTTTGACCCCGGCGGCGAGGCCGGCGAACCGATCCGGCCCGACGGACCCCCGCGGAATGGCGATGGCCTGTGTCTTGGTGGTCTGCTCCATCCGGGGAACGTTGACGGTGATGAATGCGGCGGCGATTCTCATGATGTCCCCTATTGCCAGAGCTTATAATTACCATAGGCGCTTGTTGCACCACTCAACGCCGTGCCGAAAGTGTTCAGTGCTCCGGCCTGTTTCTCCTGTTTGCTCTTCAGGGTGTCAAGGCTGGACTGCGCCTGGTGCCCCCACGCCTGTCTCTGCGCGTTGTTCATGACCGTCAGGGCCTCCATCTCGCCGATCCCTGCCGTTTCGACCAGGAGACCCATGGGCGTTCCGTAGTTGGTATCGACTCCCGACATCCCCCCGGCTTCGACTTGGGCGGCGATGATCTTCCGCGCCTTGGCTCGAGCGTCGCCGGCGGCATTGGCGCCGGCGTTGGCCGCGTCCTTGGCCTTCATATCTTCGACTTCAGCGTTGTAATCGGCCATGTCCTGGGCGGATTCGCTCTGTTGATAGGCGGCGGTTGTCGAGACTGCCGCGGTAATGACGGCTGTTATAACTGCAACATATGCCATGGTCGTAATAAAAGCCGAGCCTTCCTTAACCTCCATGATTGCCCTCCAAAAGATTCTGCTGCTCGACCTGTTTGTATTCTTCCAGGGTGTTGATAGCCAGATAGGCCTCGATCTTCTCGATGTCCTCGCCGAGTTCCTTGGGAATGGCGTGAACCGTAACCCAGGTGCATTCCTCGATGATCCGCAGGAGACGCTTCGTTCCCTTCTTGGTGATCAGGGCGCAAGGCGCGTGATATTCCGTTGACCCTTCGTCGGAGACGACAATGCAGGACCCTCTCATGATGAAGGCGAAGTTTTCGTGAAGGTGAACGCGGGAGGCAATAATAGCGTCTTTGGGCATGGTCAGGGTGCGGGAGTAAAGACCTTCGGCAAAGCGGTGTTCAGGTTCGCAGTGGATCTGTTCGCATTGAAGCATGAAGGCTTCGGCCTGTTCCATCCCCTGCTTGAATGCGTTCTTCTTGGTTAAATCCATCGGCGCCTCCTTTCTGAATTTTATGAATATCGCATTGGACGGGCCGAAAGGTCTTGATTCCAGGAGTTCAAATCCCAGCCATTCCAGCCACATTACAGCAATCGTATTCGATTTTGCAATCCAGTTTTCCAGAACGGGATAGAGCTCCTGCATCCGGGCAACCTGCTTTTTGCATCGTCGCAGGAAGAGCGGAGCGTGTTGTTCCAGATGGTGAGTTCCCATCATCCACGGATATCCCCGAAGAGGCGTGAGTAGATGAGAGGGGGAAACGCCGAACATGCAGACCGGAACGCCGTCAATCAGTCCCGTCCAGGCTTCCGTTGCGTCTTTCAAGGAAAGCGTCATGGCTGTCTCGGGCGTCATGCCCAAACAGGCGAACTCGTCAACGTCGGCCTGCCTCATGTCCTTGACAATCAAGGCGATGTGGCAGATCTCTGCCTGGACGATAACCGCTTTCATGACGGCATCGTGACGTTGGGGATGATGGCCAGAATCGTTGCAGCAAGCGGCTCCTGTTGCCGGATCAGAACCCTTCCGCCCTTGCTCCAGTCGCTGATGATGTTCACCGGCAAAATGCCCGTGGTGTGCTGGTAGAGAGCATCGAATTTGGAGCTGATTTCCACCCTCGTCTCAAGCAGGTCTTCCGGTGTCGGCCCGACAAGCAGCCCCCTCGTATCTTGGACCATCAGGCTGACCGAGTTGACGTTTTTCGGCTTGCCTTGAAAGGTGGTCCCCGGGGTGTTGATTTCAAGCGTTTCGATGTCGGCGACAATCGGCAACCCGATATGCACGACAACCGCCGCATTTGGAATGGTGACGACGCCTGCGGTCACCACTGCCGAGGGTGCAACCTTGGCGTCGGCCAGGATGGAGACCGTCTTCCCCTCCAGGTGCCCGAGGTTGGTAAAAGTATCCCGAGCCAGGTCAAACCCGGTCCCGGTCTGACACTCTACCGGAACCGTCCGGTTGGCCAGGACATTGACCTGCGTCGGGGAAACATACTCGATGATGGTCAGGCGCAGTAAATCCCCTTCGTCGTCGGTCAGGACGACGGCATCCCCGACATCCGACGCCCCGGTGAAAACCGCCGTATTGGTTTCGATGTTCAGGGTGTCTTGGTAGGTCCATCCTCCGGTGAGGGTTGACAGCATAAATCCGATCCCAGCGCCTGCGTTTCTGCCGTCATAGGTCAGGCCGGAGTCAACGATAAATTCGTCTTCCGGTGTCGGGAAAATGCGTGTGTTGAGCTTTTCGACATATCTCACGTCGCTGCCGTTGACGTTGCGCCTGACCACGGCATAAACGGCATCTTCGGTCGGTTCCGTGACACAGGAAATCGACTCAAAAAGCCCATCGGTGGTGTGCCGGTGCCAAGCAACGACTTCCTGCTCGACCAAGTAGGTCAGGCCGATCAGCACCCCGTCGTCCCGGACCATCCAGACGACGTGATTCGGGATCTTCTGAAAGCACCACTCGACGATGCTGTGCCCCTCGAAGAGATGATCGGCGGTAACCGTTAAATCCTTGCCCTCGTAGGTGTCGGAAGAAAACTCGTAGCCGAGGGAGCGAATCGCGCCCCCCTTGTCCTCGACGTAGAGCGCCTGCTTGTTGATTTTCAACGGTCGCACTGTGGCGGAGCCGCCTTCCCCTTGAGGGTCGGTAATAGGAATGGGGTTGCCCTGTTCCTTGATGATCATCCACGGGCCTTCCGTGGTGAGGGCGATCAGGTTCTTGAGGTTGACGAAATGGAGAATGTGTCCGATTGTTCCGGCGTTGAGGGAGAAGTCGATGGCATCGTCATCGAGCATGGGAATGTTCTTGCCGAAGTCGAGAAACCCGGCGGTCTTCGACATCTGGACGGCCTGCGGTCTTCCCGGCGCTCCGCCAAAGATTTGACGCTGTTGGTAATATGTGCTGGTGGCGGGAAAGCCCCGCGTCCCTCCCCATTCCTCAAGGGACCACTTATAGGTCGGGCTGGCCACCAGGGTTCGCGTTACGACACCAGCGCCTCCCCATGTCCCCTCAGCTATGCAGCCGATCAGTTCGAAGGTGTCGCTGCTCTTGACGGAAATTGCCCAGGTCCCATTGGCCCCGGTAATCCCTGTGACTCCGGAAAGGGTGACGTTGCTGCCGTCCAGATAGCCGTGAGAGAGGACGGTCACCAGAACATTTTCGGCTGGGGCTGGATCCGGGGCTGTCACTTCCGGGGCGCCCGGTTCCATGTCGGTGATCGTGCGAGGGATAGAGGCATTGACGACGGACTCGGGAATGTAGTCCTGAACGGTAGCTGTCACTTCCGTGGGAGAAACGTAGGCGGTGATCAGAGCGATGCCGACTCCGTTGTGCAGGTACTGCCAGGCCACCCCAGGACTGCCGTCGTACCCGATGCCCTCCAGGTGGTCGGGCCGAACGGTCCCCGTGGTGCCGGCGGCAATAGCCTTGTAGTACCCGGAGTTCGTTTTGTAAATGGCATTGGCAAGAATGGCCTTGGCCACCTCCCACCGCGGCGTCAGGGCTTCCGGGTTCTGCTCGATCTGAATGTAGCGGTCCACCATGTCCGCCGTGAAAATGTTTTCCGGAGAGGTTAGCGTCACCACTCCGGTCATGTTGGTGGCGACAATGGTGTTGAGCGTGTTCAGGTTGAGATCCCCGAACGGACCTCCGACATTGCCGAAGACGGACAGGCGCCAATCAGAGTGGCTGTAGCGCCCCAACTGGCGCTGTTTGTGGTCAGGGTGACAGAAGGTCATCACGTCGGCGCTTTGGGTGTAATCCAGCCCCCGGAGGTCTGCCGCCGGCCATGGCGTGATGACTTCGGCGATGTCTTCAATTTCCAGCCAATAGGTGGGGTCGTCGGGGAAATAAAAACTGAGGTCGGTGTTCGTGTGGTCCAAAATGCACCGATAGATAAACCCGTTATCCTTTACAATGTCACCGACAACCCACGAAGAGGGCAAAGTCCACGTCGTCAGGGCATCCAGATCGTACCGGACAAGCCCCCCGCGGTAGTAAAAGCGCATGTAATATTCGCCCAACTCGATGACATATGCTTCGGTGGAGGAAACCTTGAAGTCGATCAGCCGCGCCATGGTGCCAACCAGTTTTGTCGAACCGACATAACGGAACCCCGGGCGGTTGGTGACGCCGCCGGTCTGTCGGACCATCCAATTCAGGCAGGTACGCAGGCCGATGAAGTACCTGGCCAGGTCGACCCTGCCGTACATAGCCGGGGTGACTTCGCCTGCCGCCATGCTGGTTTGTGGGATTTCGGGCATGGGAAGCTCCTAGTTGCGAACGGTGATGAATTCGGATTCAGGCGAATCTTCGCTGTGCTCTTCGTTCAGAGCCGTAGCATGGACCCTGTTTTTCTCCGTCTCGTACATCCCGAAGGCGTTGGAGGCAAACTTCACGTCTGTCGACAGGGGCAGGGCAATCTCCCCGGCCAAAGCCCAGGCAAACATTGAATCAAAGGCGGAGGTAAACCGGGACGGATTGGCGATATCGACGGTGTATTCGATGATTGCATTTTCAATGTCGGTGAGAATGGTCTTCTCGTCCGTGTCGTCGAGAGCCAGTTCGTAGGGATGACTGCGCTCCCGGGCAACCCGGCGGAGAATCGAAGGATCGTATCCTTCCCCGACATTGGGAAAGATGGACCGGATATGCAGGCAATCGTTGGGGTAGACGTAGCGATACCGCCATTTCAAAGGCGTCGAGCCTGACTGCGCCAGCAGGGAGAATTTTCGGGAGAAGGGGAAAGGCGTCTCCTCCAGGACTTTTCTCCTGGTCATCTCGAAAACCTGGTTGCACACCATGGCTTCCTTGATTCGCTGATCCAGCCGGTCGATGGTGGCGGTTACCCCGACGCGCTGCAGGGCGACATTACAAATTGCCTCATTGCTTCTAGCCATGGAACCCCCTATTGAATGTTGACGCCGCCGTTGGCGATGTATTGTCTGACCGCATAGGTGACCACCAGCCAGAGCCCCCGGCCTATCGCCCCAAGAGATCCAACGATGAGGGTTACGGCGACAAGCTTCTGTGTCCGGGTAATATTGGTGGCCACATTGGTTAAAACGCTGATGTCTTCGCCTTTGAAGGGGCAGACGTGCGGTTCGTTGGCAAGCTTGGCGACGTTGTACATGACCAAGATATCCCGTTTCGTCAGAGAACTTTTCCTCTGTTCCTGGCCGGGTCTATTGGAGGAAGGCAGGGAGTCCATAATCTCCTGGAGCCTGTCCATCTTGTCGGCGGTCCCTGTCATAATCTGCTCCGTCATGGGATGGAATGGCTCAAAACAAGGCAGAAGTTACCTTCTGCCCTATCTTCAAACATTTCAGAGAACGTCCTGGTTGCCGGTGCCGCCGGGGTTCTCTTCTTCCTTCGGGGGTTCCTCTTTGGCTTTATCGTCGGCCTCGAGAATTTCCGTCAGGGCGGCGTTGCCGAGGGTCGCCTTGAAGGAGATCCCGCGTTTCTTCAACTCGGCCATGAGCTCCTGCTTCGTCGGGTTTTTGTCCTCGTCCTTGACCTTTTCCTTGACCTCCCCTTTCGGGACGACCCTTCCGGCTTCGTCCAGGTCGACCTTCTGGAGGGAGCCGTTCATGAAGACAATCACGTTCCTGCGAATCTTTCTGGTTGCCATCTGTTCCTCCGTGAAGAGCGGGGAAGCTCCGCAATGGAGCCTCCCCTTCTCAGGTTATGCGGTTAGACCGCGTTGGGGTAGGCTTTCCAGCCCTGCGGAGGATCGAGGGTCAGGTAGGCGTTGACGGCGCCGACAGTGGAAGTCTCCCCGGCGATGGTAAAGGCCAGGCCGAGGTACTTTCCATAGGTCCCCTGGGGGAGAGGCTGGCAGTGCAGCACGGTTCCGGCGACGGCCTGAGCTTCGGTAAAGGCCGCGGTCTGAACATGGGTCACACCCGAGGTGATGGTTTCCGTCGAATGGCTCATCAGCTTGAATGCCAGGGTCGCGGCCCCGCCGGTCGAATCGAGCCCGGTCGTCACGGCGATGACGAGGTAGACGCGCTGCATGGCCTGCCCGAGATTGAACCCCGTAGTGTCCAGGGGCATGACGTTGCCGAGAATGGCAGTCCCGGCGGTAGCGGCAACCGAGGTGGCGGAGGCGAAGGTGGACCGGAGGTCCAGAATCGCGGTGATAAAGGCTTGAGCCTTCCGAACAAGATATTTCATGAGCCTTCTCCTTGAAAAGAAAGGGTGAAAGAAAGGGGGAGGTCACCTCCCCCATTCGGTTATGCTTCGAGGCCGGCTTCGGTGTTGATCAGGGCGTCACACCGACGAACAGGAATGCCGTCGAAGGCGACAACGCGCTTGCCGGCCACATCCTCCATCGTCAGGGTCGACGCGGCCACCTTGTTGGCGATCTGCCGGCGGAGGAAGGAACGGACCGCACGGCTGCAGTAAATCGCCGGACGGCCCCCGGTGGAATGGATCATCTCCAGGCCCTGGGTGATCAGGTCGATGATGTCGGCACCGGAGCCGGCATTTTTGGTCAGGGCGGAGGTCTTGATGTTGGCGATTCGCACGACGTGACGCCAGTCGGGAACGGCCAGGCCGATGTCCCACCGGAAGTGGGTCCGGTAAGCCTCCATCAGGCCCCCGCCCATGCCGTCAGCCGCCGTGGTGTCCTGAACGGTGACCTGACCCTTGTCGTTAATCTGCAGGCCGGCCTTGGAGCCTTTGGGGAAAATCCCGTGGACCTGGAAATCTCCCCAGTTGACGATGTAGATCGAGGAATGCAGGAGCTCGGCGGCGACGCCGGTCCCGTCGAGGGCATCGATGATGTTCCCGCCATTGGCCGCGGAGAGATCATTGAAGCGGGGAGCCATGCCGGTGAATGCTTCCGGCTGGGTGGCCTCGTTGGCGTAGAAGAGGCTGGAGGCAATCTTCTTGTTGAAGCCTTCGGTGATGCCCCGCGCCTGGGACATCTGAAAACGTGCCGAGTTGTTGTTCAGGTCGGCGACAGCCTTGTCGGTCTGGAGGTAGTCTTCCAGCATGGCGCAGTTGTCGGAGATCGGGATGCCCTGAACGCGGGAGGGCTGAACGAAACCATAGAGCTTGCGGAAGGTCGGCTCCGGCAGGCCGGGGATGATGACGCTCTTGTGCTTCGTGCCGTCGTTGCACTCCTGCATAACGAGGTCGTCGAGAATTTCGTTCTGCTCCGCCGCCAGCATGATGAAATCGCCGACGCCCTTGGTGGCAGGGTCGGCCTGGTACATGGCAGCGTAGTCAAGCAGGGTGGCGTTGGTGTCGGGCAGCACAGTGGTGATAAAGGCGCTGGAGCGGGTGATGGTTGCCTGCCGGAACATGGCAGCAACCGAGGCGACGAACAGCAGGATGCAGAGATAAAGCTGTTTCATGGTGCTTCTCCTTCTTCGGTTAATAGGAAACTGCGTTGGGTGGTGCGCCGATCAGCCCTGTTTCCGGCTGGGATGATTAAAGATGCCTGCGACAGTGCTTTCCACTCCAGTAGAGCTACCGGCCCCTGCGCCCGATCCGGGCATGTGCATCTTGTCGTCCGCCATGAAAGGCGCCAATCGGTAAAACATGCGGAGAACTTCCGGGTGATTGCCGATGCCGTACTGATCGACCATCTCCTTCATCTCCGGAGTGGCAATGGTGTTGAAGGCTCGAGCAGCAATGGAGTCCTTCCCTTTGGAGATGTCGGCGCCGATCTCCTTGTCGGTCTTTGCCGAGGTCAACCAGCCCTCCTTGATGGTTTCGTATTCGGCCATCCGGGATTCCTGCTGTTTGACAAGCATTTTCGCCCCGAGGTCGGCGATGCGCTGCGCCTCCTTCATGGGCAGGTTGTTCTCTTTGGCAAAAGCAGAGACTTCCCCCATGATTTCGTCGTCGATGGTAGTGCCTTCGGGAATCTTGAAGTCGTACTTCTCGGGAACCCCTTTGGCCGCGGTCTCTTCGGCCCGGGTCGTGTCCTCAAGGGTGCGCTCCTCGTCGGTCATGGCAGCACGGCGGTCCTCTTCGGCCTTGGATTCGGAGATGGCCGTGCGCTTGGCTTCAATGTCCTCTTTGGAAAAGAGGGTCGCCAGATCGTCCCCGCCTTCGTCAGAATTACCGGCTCCCTCGTCTTCCGTCGTAATGAACGCGGCGCCGGGATGGATCTCGTCTACTCTCGAAAATTTACGTTTCATCTGTTTCCCTTTCCTTGTTGGCTTCCTTTTCAATCCGCGCCCGGGTGGTCTGATTCATCTGCTCCGACTGCATGGCCAGATACTCCCGGGGGCATTCACTAACCAAATCCGCCAGGAGGAGAAGACCGATCCTGCGGCCTCCTTCTGCTTCCGGTGTGTAGCAGGCCAGATAGACCCCGGCAATTTCGAGTTGTCGCCAGACGAACCGGCGCCCCGCCGGAGTCGCCATGACTTCCAGCAGGTCAGATATTTCTATTTTGCGCTCCTTGGAGACCTTGGCCACGCTATCCTCCCTGCAGTCGGCTCAACATGGCCGTCAGGGCGTTGTCACCCCCGGTGGGGATCTCCGCCATAGTCTTTGCTGCCTGCGCTCCTTGAACCATGGCCGGCATACGCTCTGCCGACTCTTGAGCCTTGAGGGCTTCGGCCCGGGCGTTGCGGATCTCGATGACGCTTTCCGCCGAGCGGACAATCTTGGGATTGACGCCGGTCATGATGCCGTAGTCGTCGATGGCCTCGTCCATGTCGAATTTGTCGAGGGCTGTGGGACTGAACCCCGACAGGTTCCCGACGAATCCGGCGAACCGCTCCAGGGCGGAGACGCCAATCAGTTTCTGCGCCTGCGCCATGGTGGAGGTGTATTCGACCCGAAGCTTTGCCCCCTGGATTTCTTCCGGAGGAGGTGGAAAGAGCCCCCGGGCCAGCATTTTGTTGAACGTCACGTCGATCAGCGGGTCGAAAGTATCATCGTTTTGCTGCTCGAGCATAGGACCAAGGACCAGAAGTTTTTCGCTGTGCCGCTCCTCGACTTCCCGCGCCGTCATCTGCGAATTCTCGCTGGTGGCCAGCATCAGCATCAGGTCGGCATAGAAGAGCGCCCGAATCCGGCTTTCGAGCTTTTCAATATCCTGCGCCAGGACGGTGACGGCCACCGGGTCAATGACGTGGGTCGGTCGCAGTCCCGGGTTGCCGGCGGACGCCATGCCCGGAATCCAGTTGAGCCCTCCGGGGAGCAGGTCGGCACCGCTGTTTCTCAGGGTCGAGTCGGCATTCATGCTCGGGTTCCAGATTTTGTCGATAACCTGGTACTTCCGCCGTTCCTCCAGGTTGACCCCCTTGACAACACCGAGCGCGTCCATGGCCGGGGATCGGCTTCCATAAACGTCTTCGCCGTTGACGTGCCAGCGGGAGGCGATAATGGGAAAGTCGTCATAGCCCATCTGCGACAGGGCGGATTTGGTGTCCCCTTCTTCGTAGTAGATCGACCGATACCGCTTGTCCCGGCTGTGGGCGCTCTTCGGGTTCCAATCCGGATTGGGTTCGACGGCATGATTGGTCCCAAACCATGTCCCGTATTTTCCGGTGTCGTAAGCATTCTTGACCGCCGGGGAGAAGGTCGACCAGTCGGCTAATCCGCTGGCCGTCTTCTTGCCGAACCGCTGGATCAACTGCTGACAGGTCATCGAAAACTCACGATGGCAGGTATCGACCAGCATCCTGTCGTTGCAATCCAGGTAATAGGAGCCAATCGAAAACGGATAGCAGCGGAACACGTCGTCTTCGTCATCGACAATCCCGAACGCCGCCGTTCCGTAGCCGCCGATATCGCTGTAGGTCTTCGGCAAGACCGAGTAAATATTGGACCGCCCGAAATGCTCGAGCATCAGCTTGTTGACAACGGAGAGCCATTCCTTGACCGGCTGAAACTTCTGCATCCCTGGGTCCGGAGGATTGAGCGTGAACCAGGGACGAGCCGGGGACGACATGCCGGCCATCATCCCGGACTCAAGCGTCCTGTGGGCCAGGACAGCCGTCTCATTGACGATCTTGGTATTGACCCGGGACCCCTTATTCCTGTCTTCACGAAAAAAGCGGCTCGTCCGGACAGAAACCAGGTCGGAGATCTCCTTCCAGTGGGGATCGAAGCTCGACCGCTCGTTCTTAAGGGCCGACTTCCGCTGTTTCATTTGTTCAATCATGCCTCCGAACATGGCGTCTCCTATTGCCCGAGCAGGGTCTTCGTTTGAGTCGCTGCCGGCGCTGCGTCGCCAGAGGTCAAAACGGTATTCGAGGCTGCAGCCCTGCGCCGTCGTCTCTCGTTGTCCCGCGAACTGGTGACCGCATCATCCTGCGCTGTGGGAGGGGGCAGTTGCGGCGTCACAGCCGGGGGCTTGGGACCGCCGAAGCAGGTAATAAAGGCCGTTGCTTTTTTCATCGTGAATACTCCTCGAGGGGGTTGTAGTCTCCGTTTTTCTTCGGCGCCAGGCCGGAAGGAAAGAGACCGATGCCGACCTCTCTGTTCCCGCTGCGGGGTCTCGGATGAATAGGGAAGGCGAAGGTTACAGCATACCCGTCCATGAGGTCAGGAGACACGCCGATCTTCGACTTGACCTGTTCTTTGGGCTCAACCAAAATCTTGTCGCCGCGGAACGTGTAGGTCACCGCCGTCATTTCCTTGATCAGCTCCGGCAGGTACGGCAGGGCCCCGCCGTTTTTGGTCCACTCGCAGAAATCCCAGAGAATTTCAGCCCGTTTGTTGACAAACTTGGCCCGAAACGGTTTGCCGGCGAACTGGCAGTCGAAAGCCACCCGCCCCATGGTGTCATAGGCGTCAATGACTCCAGACCCGTAGCCGCCTGTCCCGTCGACAATCACCCCGTCCGCTTCCCACTTGTCCTCAGCCATGGCGACGTGGCCGGCCAGAACGTTGCTCTTGGCATTACGAAAGATCTTCGGCTTGAAGGCCACCAAGCCTTGTCGAGGGCAGATGGTCGAGCGATCGTTCCCTTCCCTGGCCACATCGACCCCGAGAATCTTGGCGGCGAAGGAATAGGCGTCAGGACGATACACCCGCTTCATGGCCTTCTCTACGTCCTCGATGCCGATCAGGTTGTTAAATCCAACCTTCGGAAAGAGTCCAAGGATCGTCGCCATGACCCAGGGATTGTCTCTCCCATGGTCTTCAATCTGCTGCCGGGCGAGTTCTTTGCTGACGCGCGGCGTTCTCTTCGGGTCGTCCGGGTCCGCTGTGACCGTGATGACGAGGAAGCTGCTGCGCCCACTGGTGCAAATATGATAAAGCAGGCCGTTAGTGCTGGTCGGGTTGCCGGCGGCGAGGATAAGGGCGTCGGTAGGAGAGCCAGTGAAGATTTGCTCGGCAGTCCGAAGAACTTGGGTGGGCATGTCACCTGTTTCATCGAGGAGAAGGAACGGGAACTGACTGTGAAGCCCAGACAGAGCTCGACCAATAGCATCAGCATCAGCGTCCTTGCTGAAAGATCGAGCAGAGAGGAACCACGTGTCGGGATGATCGAAAGCATAGATTCGCTCCTTGGTGACCTCGAAGGCTTTTTTGAGGAAGTCTGACCGGTCCCGCCACTTCGACAGTTCCGTCCACAGGTTGTCTTTCAGGTTCTCCCGGGTTATGGATAAGGCCGCACCCTTCGGGTGTTCGCCGTTCTTCGCGAAACAAGACAACCGCTGCCAGCCGGCCCATGCCAGGAGAGCCGAGTTATGGGTAACAATGAAATCGTTGGCAAGGTAGCAGGCATCGGGATGTTCGACTTGGACACACATTGCCTCGCCGTCACCGATAGGCTCAATTTTGTCGATCCACTTGTTCAAATACCTGTCTTGCGGCATACCCCACCGCTTGGCCTTTTTGGGGAGGAGGAAAGGGCAGAACGGCAGGGCCATAGTCACACGGTACGACGTGCGACACTCCACCATTTTGCCTTTCGGGTTGCGATATCTCCCCTCACGGGTCCTGATGCTCTGTGCTTTTCCACCCAAGGACTTCACCAGCCACGCGATGTTTTGGGCCAGTACCAGCGACGACGAATCAAAGGAAATGCTTTTGTCCGCTCCGATAGTCCCGTCGGTGTCCAGCAACCCGGCGAGGATATCCCTCCTCTGAGAGATTGACGCCATCAGGTATTGCTCCGGGACGAACCTGTCGTGGCTACCTTTGTCGAACAAGCCGATAGCCCGAAGAGCTTTTGTTATGCCGTAGACCGTGGCATTTTTCCCATCGTCGCCCCTGCGGATATCGTAGCCTCGCCTGATCACTTCTGCGTCTATCTCTAAGTCGGGCCATGCACCGCGACCCGTGAGGCGGCATCCATCTCCGAGCCATGCCCCAAGAACATAGGCGTCAAGAACTTGCTCACTGTGGGGAAAATGAGTGGGTCCGCACACCGGAATTTCAAACTGTCTGCGAGTTTGGCCGTCGTTGCTCTTGTTGCGTTCGATAATCTCCGCCAAGGATAAGACTGCCCACCCGTTGGCCGGCGTCCTGGGATGACCCTGCGCGGAAGCGCGGAGTTCTTTTGCCAAATCCCATCCCGTGGTCTTACGCTGTTTGACGTGCCGGCGCTCCGTGCGCCCCCTCGTCCTCCACTGATGATCGAGACAGCATTCGGTAGCCGTTCCATCATCAAAGGTTACGCGGTAAAGGGGCAAAACCCCTCGCCACGTTTGGGCCACAACCCTCGTCGGTGTTCCGTCTAAAGCAAAAAGAAAATCTCCGGGGTTAATATCCCCCCACCGTTTAAGCCCATCAGGTGTTTCTATGATCATTTCGACAGGTTGGGCTTTGCCAGGTCCAGTACAGGCCTTAAGCCCGACGCGCCGAACGGGATTGTATCCACCCCCCAGGGCATTGAGAGCGTCCACCTGCCATGCGTCCGGTTCAATGTGGAAATTGTCGGCAACAAACTGAGCCGGGTACTCGCGCCATTGGCGTATTCTCGCATTGCCCTTACTCATGGTCCCCTGCGACAATCTGCTCCAGGGTGAGCCCACCTGTGTGATTGATGTTGTCCTTGAACATGCCCTGATGCCGCCCGAGGAGTTCAAGCGCCTTTGTCTTGCTGATCACCTTGATCTTCTTGGTCGTGCCGATGATCTTCTTTTCGAGACCTTCGCCGATAACAATGTCGTCTATTTCGAGGGATTCGATGCAGAGTCTTATTTCGGGAGGGAGGAGATGAACCGCGATAGAGGAACCATCCGCGTTAAAGAGGTCTGCCGGGTCGACGAATGCAGCCATGACGAGCCGTGCATGGATATCGTCGGCAGTCATTTTGTACCGGCTGCGCTGCTCGTCTCGGAGGAATTGGATACGGTCGATCACTTTAACGTCATTTAACAGCCTGGTGGACGCTGCGGCGGCGGAGGCATAGCTGCATTCCGGATAGGCTTTGGAGTAGCATCGAAGCTGCGGCTTCATCAAAAGTATTTCCTGGCAGAAGATTTCGTGCCGCTCATTTTCCAGAGGCTCAGACCCCTTGACGACAGAAGGGGACTCGACTTTACGCCGGTCCCCTTGCTTTTTCTTCGCAGGTTTTTTGTCCCCCTTAACTGCCATGGCATCCCCGCGGTCTAATTCAGGGACCATCCTGTCTCAGTCTATGGGGAAAAGTCAATCTTTTTTGGCAGTTTCCCCCAACATGTGGTGTTTAAGCCTGGCGGTCTCTACCCGATCTTGAGACCACCGCATTTGCAGCACGGCGCCTTTAATCTCCCGGCCTTTCTTGTCAACGATCCGATACGTGACCTGGTGATAAAGACCACAATCACAGCAGCCGTGTCCGAAGGGATTGGCCGAAGGCTGCAGCCAGTCGTTGTCGTGAGCGTGGACAGCCTTGTCCCCCTCCTTGGTGCTAAATTCCATCGCTGTGCCCTTCCCGCAAAAGTTCTTTGTTGATGACCCTGACCAAAGCGTCCGACATTCTGATGCCCCGATGGTACAACATCGTCATGCAAATAAGAAGAATGTCCCCCGTCTCCAGGGTGATCTCCTCGCGGTCCCCGCCCTCGATTGCCTCCTCCAGTTCGTCGATCTCCATCTTGAGATGATCGATAGCTTCCCTGATCTCGTAGCCCTCCCGCCAGAAGCCCCTCCGCACAGCATTGACATAGGCGACTTCCTGCACCGCATCGATTTTCATTTCCATGCCTTGAATGGCATCTTTTGACTGCCGCCCTTGATTTGGCTGATCGGTGTGATGGTCTTGACGATAGCCGCAAATCCCTTTGACCTTGGCGTAAGAAGGATGACGCCTTCCGTCCGGTAATTTTTAGGGACGGTGGTGTGACCTCTCCCGAGAGTATTGGTCCCCGCCTTTCTGCCGCCCCGCTCATATCCGCTTTCGTTGCAGGAGGAACAGACATAACGGGGGGTCTTGTCACCCGCAGCAATAATGAAATCCCGTTCCCCGGGACACCCCTCACGGGCGGACCAGCACTTCACCTTGACCTTGATATACCCCTCCGTCTTTTCCAACCCCCAGCAACTTGTCCTCATTGTCTCGTTGTCCGCCGGCAAGCCGCGGTCGACCCTCCGCATCGTCCCGTTGCACTCGATACAACGAGACTGCAAACCATCCTTTTTGCCGCTGTGACTCCAGAACTCTTCGACAGGCCGGTCCTTACCACATCCCGGGCAAAACTTTATCACGACGCCTCCTGATCAATAAATAAAACCAAAATAGAAAATGACCGATGGAGAGAGGATAAAAAAGATAGCCAGGCACAGCACCGTCTTCTCCCCGCCCTTGGGATGCTTCTCCCGCCAAATCCGCAGGTACTCCGCCTGCGCCTCGTCCTCCCTTTCCCTCCACGATCTTTTCATCTCAGACCTCCCAAAAGATTTTGCCTCCAAGTGAAATCCACAACTGCCGTACCTTGATAATTTCCTCTTCTGGATCGACCCCGTACCGACCCCAAACCTTTTTTCTCCCGCCGTTACAATCCTCCATTTCACAATGAAGGTAATGCGCCACAGGAAGACACCGGCTGTCACAGGGTTTCCCCCCCATCGTCCCATGTCCGGGAAGCGGTTCATGGTGAGGGTCGACACTCTGGTTGTCGTTGGCCATCATATCAGTGAGACAACACGGCAGAGTCCTGACCCACTCCATATATTTTTTGCTTCGTCCTGGGAGTTTTTTCTTAAATTTCATGCGACCCTCAGTCAAACCTTCCCACCCGGATAAACGCCTTGCGGACAAAAACAAGAGCCCGCGCCCACCCCATGCGACCGAGGGACACCCCATCGGCCGAAACATCGTAGCTGTCAATCCGCCCGGATCGGGCCAGGGTAAATTCGTGCCGCACCACCTGGCCGCAGTCGTAATCCTCGATGATCACCCGCCGGCGGATCAGGAGAGGTTCGGCGGGGTAATCAGGAGGGTCTCCTTCGAGGCGGAGACGTTCCTTTGCTGCACGGGCGGCGGCCATGCGTTCGTTGAACTTTCGACTTCCCTTGGTGCGTTTACGGTACATGGCAACCTTGCACGGTCCGTCTAATCAAAGGTTAGGCGACAACAGGGAAATCAACCCCGGCTTCCCCCGCCCATTCTCCCAGATATCCAAATGGGGGCATCCCATAGTAGGGGTCGTTAGCCTCGTGCCGAAGATCGTTGCACTCCTCACAGGTTTTGTATTCGGCCCAGCCCCCACCCCAACAGCCCTTGGCCTTGTGATATTTTTCACCGACTTTGATGATTCGCCGGCATTCACAGCACTGATGCTCCCGCGCAGCCCTCGGGTGGGTTTCGGTGTAAACCCTTGGCATGTCTCCATCCATGTCGCCTCCAATTAATCGCCTAACAATAAAATGAAGGCGGACGGTGAACCATCCGAGCATCTGCATTCAGTCTACCGCCGCCGCTTATTTTTGACCGTTAGATCACTTCTTTTCGTCGCAGTCGTAAAGCTGCTTGTAAGTTCTCGGTTTTGGACACTCTTCCAAGGGTATCGGTGTATCAACATATTCCGCTGTCCCCTTGTTCTGGTCCCGCGAAACATATATCCGCTTATGTCCGAGCTTATACCGCAGTGTGCATCGGTCGCCATCACCACGTACTGAATAAAGTGCTTTGCAATCGTAACAATCGCGTTTCATGGTAACCTCGTGATCTAACCAGCGGGTCAAAGCCCGACTGCGCTACGCTTGCGGTTTACCCGCAAGGCCGTTAGAAACCTAAACTCCCGCCCGGTGATTCTCGATCCGGTCGAAAATCTCGTAAACAAACGCCTCGTGCACGGCTGAAAGATTCATCTTTGGCTTGTTGGCCTCATAGTAACTTTTGGCCGTGTCGCCAAACTTGTAACCCATGGCCGTCCAGTCGATAACCATATGCACAAGGTCGTGGTAATTTTGGGC